TTCTTAAAGTTTTACCAAGTAAAAAAGTTCCTCAAGTTTCATCAAGTAAAAGAGTTCCAATGGTTGTTCCTGTAAAATCAAATAAAGTTAAAAAAATAACTAGTGAATTTGATTTTGATTCATTTGTTAAAGAACTTAATCTATAAATCAATTAATAAATCAATCAATAAATCAATAAATCAATAAATAACTTAATTAATATACAAAAAAATAAAATAATATTATAATTTTATTTTTTTATATTTTCTCACACCACTTGATGTATCATCATTTGATGTATCATCATTTGATATATTATATTCTAAATGTTCATTTACTATTTTATGATTTATTTCGTCTGAATCACTACATTCTGGTGAAGATATATAATAATCAAAATTTTGTTTAAGTCTATAAATCATATAATCATAACCTCTAGAATTTCCAAAATAACTCGTCCAATGATGAAATCCCTGATGTGTATTATTATCATTTGATTTTAATATTAATCTTTCAATTGTTAAATCATTTAATTGTTCATTAGATGAATTAATAGTAGGAATTAATGGTTTAATTTCCTCAATCACACCAAAAATAGGATATAAACTATAAATATTTTTTTGTGAATATGGTAAAAATTCAATATATATAATATCTTTTGGTTTAAGATCATCAAAATTTGTTTTTTTAAATTTAAAATCATTAGTTTCCCAAACTGATTTAAATTGTTTTAACTTTTCACATTCTTCATTATATTTACTGTCATCAAAATAATCGAACATTTATATAATTATATTATTTAAGTTAATAATATAATAATAGTATAATTAAATAATTATTCAATTTTTTTATTTAAATCTAAAATATGTTTTTCTACATTCATTTACTTGATCATCTAATGTTATATTATTACATATTTGTTCAAACGATTCACCTTTTAATAAACGTAAAATAAAATTAACTGAATAAACTCCACATTCTGAATTTTTAAATTGATGACGAATTTTATTATATGAAATATCCATCAATTCTTCATATTTATTTTTTTTTGCTCTCATAAAATTTGATTCTGTATCAAATTCCGTATCTTGACTAGATCCATATTGAATACCAAGATTATTTCTTTTATAACACCATAAGGCAATCTTTTTAACAAAATTACTTATTTTATTACGAGGTTTTATGCCATATGAATCAAAAAAAAACATTTTATTATTTTGAATATCACAATAAAGTGCAACCCAATGTGAACCTCTTTTCCAGTGCTCATCTAAATTTATAACTAGACCTATTTTTTTTTTACCACTATTATATAATTCATCAAAATTAATATTACCAATTCCAAAGAAATCTAGATCTTCAAAATCAATTGGCACTGCTCCTAAAAATTTAAAATCAGGATATTTTTCTTCATATTGTCCCATTATATCATTAATATTTGTAGTACTTAGCCATTTAAAACGACCTTGTGGGCCTTTTGGCCTAAAAGTATTATTATGTAAATCAGAATCTTTTATTTCTTTAATCCATTTTATATCTAACCAACATAATTGATCATCTCCACAATCTGTTATTTTATCATTTAATTGTTTAACTAATTCAACTTTTGAATTGATTATTTTAATAATATCATTAGAATCAGCTCCTATAAATCTATTATATGCTTCTGCTATTTTTTTTAATGATTTTAAAGTAAAACAACTACCATCAGTATATTTTTTAGATGGTGCACATTTTGTATATTCTTTTTCTTCAGGTATAAAAGTATCTTTTGAGTCCATTATCTATTATTGATATTTGATTTATAATAAATAATAAGAAAATAAATTAATTACTGATATAATAAATTACTGATTTAATAACTAATTTATTTTTTTAGTTTTTTTAGTTTTTTTAGTTTTTTAGTTTTTTTAGTTTTTTTAGTTTTATAATTCATATATTGTAAATATAAATGATATATTACCATACCTATTATAATACCAATTATAATATCGTTTGATTTATTATATGAAAAACACCATGGTAAACATGGTCCAGAAATATCTGTACTAGAATTCATTTTATTATAATATAATATATTATTTTATTTTATTAATAGATTATTTATAGATTATTTATTTTTCTTATTTATATACAATTATCAATATATGAGTAGCAGCATATCTTATGAAGAAAAATATATAAAATATAAAATTAAATATTTAAAATTATCAAATCAATTAGCAAATAAACAAATGATTGGTGGAAGTAAAAAATTGAAAAGAAAAATACATAGAAAAAATAAGTCAACTAATTTAACTAATTCAAATAATCTTATGGAAGCAAAATATTATAAAAATGAAAATTTATCCGAACCATGGTTTACTTTAATAAGTCTAGGTCTTAAAACAGTTGAAGGAAGAAAAAATAAAGGAAAGTGGTAAAATGGATCTTTATTAATCATTTGTCTAAAAAAATTAAGAATTTTTTTAGACAAATGATTAATAAGATCACATTAACCTGGCTATGATTTCTTATAATTCTTTATAATATAATGATCTTAATATGATCTACTAGTAGATCATAATAAGATCATTATATTATAAAGAATTATAAGAAATCATTGGTGGAAAGATATGCAAATAGGTGATATTATAGAATGGACAAATAATGATTTTGCATCACGTAGTGTATTAACAAAAATTACAAAAAAAGTTGAATATAAAACATTTTTAGAATATTTGGAAACAGAAGGATTAGATAAATGTTTACCAGGTATACCATCAATAGATCATGGCCTTAGTGTATATTTTAAATATTTTACAAAAGAAGATGAAGCTGAATGGGGACTTATAGCTATTCATTTAGAATTATTAAAATTAGAATAAGTAAAATTAGAATAAGTAAAATTTATACAACTGGATAATTATATTGTAACCATCCTGCTACTGGTACACCAAAAACAGGAGAAATTCCATAACCAAATTTAATTGATATTACTTTGAAACCTAATAATTTTAATAAAACTAACGCTTGACTACTTGTATGACCAACATAACAAATTAAAAATATTATTTTATCTCTATAAGATTCAAGTTTAATTAAATTTTTAGTTTTTAACAAATCTAACCAAAAAATATTTTTTGCTCCTTTCATATGATATTGATCAAAAATTTCTTTTTTACGTATATCTAGTAATAAATATGTACCATCTTTTAATCTATTCATATAATAATTATTATAAAAATCATTAGGTGTAATATAATTCCAATCATTTGATGTTTTATCAATATAATTTTTTAGTTGAGGAAGAATTAAATTATTATTTATTGTATTTACTGTCATAAATATATTATAATATTATATTATATTTATTTTAAAAAATATTATAAATTATTATTAAATATCAATTATTTTTGATTGATCTATTATTTTACCAACTGCCTTAACTTTACCTTCTCTAAAAATAAGTCTCATTTGTGGTTTAATATATTCTGGTTTCATAATAAATTGTAATTTAACTTGTGCTCTATCTCCAGTTCTTAGAACATTATCAGGAACTGTATCTATTGTTTGTTCAATTTGTTCGATTTGTTCGATTTGTTTAGTTTGATCTTTTTTTATTTTGCGAATTTCTAATATTTTTACTGCTTGTCTAACTTGATCAATATGCACAAACGGTTGATATCCGACTCTAATTGTTGTTGGTGAATGTAAAATATTAATAAAGGCCCAAAACTCTTTTATTGCAAGTTTTGACTGTGGAATATCAGATACTAAAACCATACCTTTTTTAATCTCTTTTCTTAAAATATTTTTTAAACTAATACAAATATATGTACCTGCCCTTGCTTCTTTAATATCCTTGTATTTACAATGTATTGATCTTACTTTAACTTGTCTATACGATGAATCAAAAAATGGACCAATCGCTATTGTATCATTTACTTTAACTGTTCCTGATCTTAGCATGCCTGATATTATAGTTGAATGACCAGTAACTGAATATGTACTATCAATAAGTAATTCAACAGGTTTTCCAATAAATTCAGCAAAATCATTACGAACTGGTAATAAATTTAGCATCATTTTTAAAAGATCTAAATTAAAACTTGTTACATTTGATATTTGAATAATTGGAACAATTGAATCTGTTTTAATGTTTTTAACCATATTTAATACATCTGTTTTTGTCTTAATTTGATATGGTACTTTATGAGCTCCATTTTTACAAATATGATTAATTCGTAACATTGTTTCTTCAAGAATATTTTCAGGAACAATATCAATTTTAGATACAATAATTATAAAAGGGATTTTAAGAGTAAGACAAAGACTCATATGTTCTCTTGTCATATGATTTACACCCATATTTGCTCCAACCATAATTAAACAATAATCAGGATACATAGATGATAAACCATAAATTGTTGTTCTTAAATATCTTTCATGACCAGCAAGATCATAAAATGATACAATTTTACTAGATTGATTTACAATATCAGCCCACGAAGATGAACGTTCAAATTTTGCATTTATTACATTACCTTCTGAATCAAAACCCATTATCTGATGACCAATAGAACTAGTTCTTCCAGAGTCCATTTCATGTTTATAATTAAATACATGTAAACGAGCTTTGCCTCTACCATCATCTAAGATATTTTTTGTTAAAGTTCCAACAGTAGTTGATTTACCTGAATCAACATTTCCTGCTACACCAATTTTTAAATCTACATAATTATTTTTATCTAATTCACGAATTAAAAATTCTCCAATATATGATCCAGTAACAATTGACTCAGATAATTTAGTAACTGAACATTCAATATTAATAGCAATCTGATAAAGATTTTTAACAGATTCAGTATACTCTTCTTCATTTAATCCAATCAAAGTTCCATCATCCATTACACCAATATAATAAAATGCTTCTCCACTACCTTCTGTTATACGATATTTCATCTGTGTCATTCTATTATTTATTTTTTCAGGTGTCATATTTGTAAGTTTATATTTATATTCAATATTTCCTTCATCATTTTCAGGACATATTGATGTTTGTAATTCAATATCATAAATATTATTTATTATTTCCATTTATTTCACTTGATTTGATTGGTTTGAATTATTATTATTATGTTTATATTAATTAAAAAATTGCAAATTTAATATTTTTAATATCATTTAAAAAACAATATAATTATTCAAACAATCAAAATAATGTTTAATATGAAAATAACTAAACTAATATTAGTTTTATCAATAATAGTAATTTTATCAATCAAAACAATAAAATCTATTAACTTAATAAATCGAATCAATCAAAATAATCAAAATAATCAAATGGTAAATTGTATTTGGATTAAATGCTCAATAAATAAAAATCATATTCTTATTGATT